GTTGTTCTCGTCGGTAGACGATACAACATCCTTCTTCACTTCGATTCTGGATTCAGCACACCATCTACAGGTACACGTATCACTGGGAAGATAAGGCAGCATCCCCAACTTTGCCTTTCTGGCAACGTAATCGGGGTTCCCGGGCAATCCCTTCACTGCTGTACCAGCCGGACTTATGACCTCGCCGCTTGGCGACATCTTAATTGCGTGTCGGTACAAGGTTATCTTGGGTTGCCAGTCGTCAATGTACTCCCATGAGTAGCCCTGCCCCACCAGCTCATCCCTAAGCTCCGTGCGCTCTCTAGTTGTTATTGCCATTCCTGTTTAGCTCCTACTACGAAGTTGCAGGTGTACCAGCGTCGAGTGTTAGTGCTGCGCCCTTGGCATCATCAAGCTCAAACACGCCGTAATCAGCGGTTATAACAAGCTCAGTGGCTCGGAGGGAAGCGTCACGTTCACGCTCTGTGCGGGTATCAACAGACTTGAGAACTGCAAGAGCGCTCTTGTCTGCAATTACGCCTATAGCGTCATCGCTGCTGTCTATCGAAATGTTTCCGTCCTCAAAAATGGGTACTCCGTTAAGCGGCCTTAGACCACTGAAGAAGTTTCCAAGCAAGTCCTCTGACCATCCCTTTGGTACAGGGTAGGTAGATGATGCTGTCACTGCTGTGTTAGCAACGTCCCACACTGCGAATGGGTGATGGTTTATGTATACCTGTGATCCGAAATTCTTACCCTTTGCATAGGCTACGGATGCGGATACATTGGCGAGGCTCATGGAACGACCGGCAGAACCGAGGTCAGTGCCGAAGCCACTGTACAACGCAACTACGTCTTCGTCCTTCTTCCTTGCCATGCCGTCACCAAGCTGTCTGCCTACTATGCTGAACACATTGTCGGTAGATTGCTTGACGAGCTTGTCAGTCAGTATAACTTTTGCGCCAACTTCACTAGCCGTGAGGTCTACGGTGGTCATACCGATATCTTCCTCGTCAACTATATCGACTCCGTCCTGTAGATTGGACATTGTCATCTGTGCAACTTTAGGAACGGTTACCTGCTTCTCACCCTTACCGAGAGTGAAGCTCTCTATTAACGCCATTGCAGGCGCATTATGCTCTTCCGTATAACGGGAAGCCGCAATAATTATCTTCTGGGCATTTTCCAAATTACCCGTTGTTGAAGTCTGGGCCATAATAAAATCCTCCTGTGGTTATCCTAGTCCTGCTGCTCTTTTAGCCGCCGCTTCTGCCTGCGGTGACCTGTCTCCGCTGTTGTACCTGTCCAGCCAGCTTCCCTCATTGGCAGCCACTTGCGGATTGCCCTGACTGTTATCAAAAGATTGTGCAGGCACCTGCGCCTGCTTGAACTTTGCCAGCTCGTTGTCACGCTCCCTGTCAGCAGCCAATTTCTTGGATGCTTGCTCCATTGACTGGGGATCCTCGTATTGCCTCAACGATGCAAAGTCATCTATCCCTAAGTTATATTTCTTGGCGAAAAACTCCGCCGCCATCTGCTTGCCCTGTAAATGCTGACCGTACTGCTCTGCCTGCTGCATTATCCTTGTCTGTTGTTCTTGATTCTGTACGTAATGAGCGGCGGCCTGTTGTGCATGTTCAGGCAGAAAGCCCTGTGCCTCCAACTGTCTTTGATATGTTTCAGCTTGGTTCTGTAATGCTGCCCGTTGCTGAATCTGTTGATACTGAGCATTACTTTGCCTTAACTGTTCTATGTGTTCCGGGCTGTACTGCGGTGCCTGCGGAGGCGTACCTGACGGAGGTGCCTCTGGTGCAGGTGTCCCTGATGGGGGTGCCTGTTCCGTGGAAGGCTGTTCTGCCACCGGGGGCGTGTCAACCTGTCCTGCGGCACCGTCTACTGCCACCGGTGCCTGTTCCTGCGGTTCAGGTGCCGTCGTGTCAGCTACGGGCGCAGCTCCACCGTCTACTTGTTCAGACTGTTCCATAGTCATATTAATATTTTCCTCCTGTAATTTCCCTCTTGCCGTAAGGATAAATACAACATGTTGTTGTTGTCAAGTTAAACAATGCTCCATATAGTTTATAAATCATTTGACACCCATGCCATATGTCGGGATCCCCCTACCTGTTTCCTGTACCCGACTGCGGATTCCTCCCCCTACGTCTTCTATGGGCGTTGTAAGATATCCCCACTTCATGAGTATTTCCTCTAGCTTTGGATCATTCCTTCTTTTGTTGTACTTGAGAGTTCTTAGCCCTGCGCTGTTACTAAGCTCCTTAAACGTGTAACCTTTAAGACTTCCACCTATCCTGTGTTTCAGTGACGCATATCTGCCCACTTCATCCGCCTCCCGCTTGTCTGCCTCATCCATCACACTATACTTAATCCACGCTTGCCTTACCTCATCGCTTGGGAAAAGTTCCAGCACTCGATCACTTGTATCCAGATTCCAGTAGTTTTCCGCTACGTAAACCCTGTCTCTCAGCCTCTCTACTTCTATGTCAGGCAAATTGTATTCTCTTGCCCTTCGCTGCAATAGTGCATCTTTCTTATTCTTGACAAAGTCAGGATCACCCGCAGCCTGATTAAGAGCTTCCGTCCTCTTTCTGTATTCAAGGACATTGAACCTTCCATCTTTGTCCTCTAGGGGAACATGCTCCTTGTCAGGGAAATACTTCTCGTATACATCTGTATCGTCGTCAAACAGCAGTCCGAAATAATCCTGCTCCAGCAGATAATCAGGGCTGGGATCAGAAGGAGCTATCCCTTCCATAAAGTCATCACCGAAATCTTTCTTCCCCTTAGCCAGTAGAACCGCCTCTCTGTCGTAATGATCAGAAACACGAACTTCCGCCTTTAACCTATACCACGCATAAGGGGAAACCTTGCCTTGTGCTTCCTCTGCATACCCTATAAGATCTTGAGCCAGTTCTTCCGTCCTCACCCTTTTGGCCGTCCACCACTCCTGCTCACCCGTTGTGGCAACAGCCTCTTCTCTTCTCAATCCTCTTTCCTCTAGCAACTGTTGATTAGCAGGCATTTCATCAACCCAGTTCTTATTCTGTATCGACAGCCCCTTGTACTCCATTCCTGCTTCTAAGCCGAGTCTCTGGGCTTCCTCCGGGTCTGCCTCTACTGCACGTTGCACCATCATGTTATTTAACTGTCCTGTTGTCTGTGCCTTGACATTAAGTCCAAAAGGCCCCTGTACCCACTGCCCTGCCATACCAACTCTGGCCTCTTCCTGCGGGATCAGTTCCTCTGTCGCCGGGAGTAACTCCCGTCCCGTTTGCAGTATAGCCTGCCCTGTTCCTATTGGAACCGCCACATCATGGATAAGCTGTATGGTTCTGGATGTTAGGCCGTGTATCGGGCCAAGGTCAATATTATCTATTGTGCGACCGTAAAAGTCCCTGCCTGTTATCTGGGTTTTGCCTGCGGATATAGGCACTGAAAACCTTGAGTCTATCCACGTAACCGGGTCAACCAGCTTAAACACCGTGTCGAGCTGACCCATCAGATCCAGCTTCAACCGCTCTCCGCTTCTATCACGAAATGGTATATCGGGGGAAACGAACAGTGAGTTATACATGACTGGCCCAACCTGTTCGCTGAATATATCACCCGGTGTCCATCCCTGTACTACTTCAAACGGAACCATCCTTGCCAAAGGTAAGTGCTTCCCTGAAGTTATATCAGGTACGCCGTTATTCCATTCCATTGTACTTAGGTAGTGAATGACTTCTGCTGTTGCCAGCATATTCAGATATGCTGCTACCCAGTGTCTGCGCCAGTAGGATGCGTGTGCCCCCCTGAATGCCTGAGTCCCCTGTCTCAGAAGCCCCTCTGCTTCACCCATTGAAAATAATGAGTGCGTTAAAATATGTCGGAATACCCTGTTTTGAACTACCGACTGCGATGCAGGAATAGTCGAATATTTTATATTGGCTATCTCGGCTATCGCTCTGTTGATCTGATCGTCAGTATAATGAGGATACTCCCTAGCCACCTGTTTTGCTATGTTGTTTACAATATCCGTCTTTATGGCTGCTGCGTATACACCCTCAAACAGCCCCCTTCTCATTGCTGACTCTATATCCCCTACCAATTTCATTGCCTTTTTATTGCCTAGAAGACCTGCCTCCGCAGCTACCATTCGGGGAATAGCATTATTGATTGTCGGCAAAAGAGTTACGTCTATAGACGATAGCCCTGCCTTGACCAAGGCTGCTGGATTTATACCCGGCCTCCCCTCGACTAAAGTTTCCGTACTTCGATACCATGCTTTTAGCCTGTCCCTAGAGCCGGGGCTGAAGTTAGACTCCAGTATTTCATAAGCAGCCTTGGGCCACCTTAAAATTGATTTTACCGCCTCTATGGGCTTACCCCTTTCCAACTCATGCAACGCACCTGTCCAAGCCCCACCCCAGCTACGTCCCAAGAAGTCCCGCTGCTGGAAAAGAGAACCAAATAGCTTAGACCTCTTCAGTCCAAATGTTGCCACGGAAATTACGGGGTATAAATCAACATATCTGTTTGCTATGGGAACCTTTACCTTTATGACAGGAGTCTTTCCGAAAACATTTTCCAGCCTGTCAGCCAATTCGTTAGTTACCTTCCACTCTGCCATTCGCCCGGGCTTACCTTCAAACGCAGGCCCTACCTCTGGAACCCTGCTGCGCTTTTCAAAGTCTTTTATTTCCTTTAGTATCCTGTTCCCCTCGGCACGTTTTTTTGGATCACCAGATCTAATAAGTGCAGTAGCTTTTTTTCGCATGGGACTAAGTTCCGCTCTGTAAATGTCGCCCGGGTTAGTCCGTTTGAGATCCCTGATAAGCTGGGTCTGAAGCCTGTGCCTGATCCCCATCTGTCTGGAATGCAGCCACTGGTCATAAGGATTCCAGTATAATGGCTCAAAGCCTAGATCCCTCAGTTCCCTGTAAGTCTTGGGACTTCTCTGTTTCATGAAAGATGGTACGTCACCGAGCATGCCGGTGGGTGTCTGGAATGATTGGTTTGCTAAATCCTTCGGCACCTTCCACCCCCTGTACCAGTAGTCTTCTACGGTGGCCATATTGGGGTCAAAGTCGAGTCTCGATGTTTCCTCTTTTCCAGTCAGCGTTCTAAGATCATCGTAAACTTCCCTGAATTTTTCAGGAATAGGTATCTCTCCTGTCTCTACCTTCGACGGGTTGTTTAGTGCCTCATGAAGTAAGTCAAGCTGGTCAATATCTCTTTGATTTCTGGGAAGATGCAGCCCCCGTGAGAAAAATCCCCTACCGCTAACGACGTTAAGGTCATGGAGCTTTTCCCCTCCATCTATAGCTAACTTAGACGCATCAGCGAATAGTTGCTTCATCTGCCCTTCAAATGTCTTGATAAGATCAGCAGATACGTCGCCACCAATCGATGTTTCCCTGAGAATCCTTCCGTATGTGCCCAGAGAATCACGAACACGTCTTTCAACTTTGTTCATGGATGCTTCTGCCGGAGACACTTGGCCTGCCTGCTGGCGAAATTCAGCCTCTGATTCTCTCACAAGTTTCTTCAGATCTTCTACACTGCGTCCTGTCTGCTTGGAAATATAATTATAAAGGGAAGCCTCTTTGCCAAGTATGGCTGTATCGTCTCCACTGACTAACTGCGTGATCTTTTCCAGCACTTTATTCTGGGCAGCACCCCTGTTCTCCGGTAGGTTAGGGGATGTTGTAAGGACATCATCAACAAGTGACTGGATGCCAGCAGTGGCGGTGGGAATTGTGGGAGGTGGCTGGGTGGATCCCCATCTGCGAAGAGCCAGATTCTTTTTCTGCTCTGGGGTTAGCCCTGTTGTTTCGGAGGCTTGGGTCGTCTTGGGATCATGATAACGCCGATACGCATCGTATCCATGCCTTGGGTCGGCTGTGTTGGATTTGACGGCGAGTTTGACGGAGTCGCCCTCTTTGAGCCACCACCAGTCTTCTCCTTCTCCGTAGTGTAAGAGTCTCCTAGTGCTTCCTTCATATGCCGGTCGAAGTCCTCGAAGGTTCTCATTGGTTTCTATCCTTCCCTTAAAAACAATTACGTTATCCTCAAAATTTTTAATTGCTGTATCAGCGACGGTCGCAGGAACTGCTTCAGGTAGAGCAGCAGCTTCAGCTTCCAGCTTCTCTATCAATTCCCTCTTCGTATATCCAGTTGGCCCTTTTACCCTACCCTCGGCCATAGGATGGTTTGCACGGAGTGAATCCTTCCAAGAATCTTTATCCTTATACTCATACCAGATCTTCCCAAGGGAAGAATCATCTGATGACGATAGATACCTCTCCCTTCCACCTATAGTTACTTTGTGGATCGGGCTATCTGACAGGTCTGCACCTCCGAAACGATCCTTCGGGTAGTAGTATCTCCCCTCCTTTACAAGTCCTAAATCATCTGGAGTAGGGGAGGGAACTGCTTTAGGTACAACAGCAGTTTTACCTGCACTTACATCATAACTATATTTTGATACGTGTATTATGTCAAGCCCTTTTCCATCAGCGTGGGACGAAAAACCCGGGAGTCCAACTTCTTCCATCAACCCTTGTATTTCAGTCCACTGCTTCCCTGTTATCGGACTGACAGTCCTCATGGCAACCATAGGCTCTATGGAATAATCGGGGGTGTTTCCTTTGCCCCTGAAAAATCCGTATAAAGTCTTTCTGACCACCGGGCTGTGTATAAGAACTGATGTCTGTCCAAAATCAATATCGGCAATATCTATAACATCTCTTATGAATTTATCTGGGTTTGCAGGTTTTGCACGGAGGTTAAAACTTGGCTCCATCCCCCCAAAATACCCGAAGTTAGACTCGGCAACTACATCGCCGTGACCCTTCATTTTCAGTGTGTTCTCTAAATATTGTCTGGGTTTTTCTACCACATCTCTGTATATCTTTTCTCCCTTGACATAGTCTGCTGGATTACCAGACTGCATAAGTTCTTCAGCTTCTTTTCTTAATCGGCGAGACTCCTCGGTAAACCAAGGTCTGTCCACCTGTAAGTCTGTCAGTGCAGGACTTATGCCTACCTGCAATTCCTTGGGAGTAACAGGTTCAAATCCTGTAGGTGGTTTTGTAGGAACACCCAAAACCTTTTTACTTGCACCAAGGGCTCCACGAGCCCCCAACCTAAAACCAGCACCAGCCAGTTCTTCAGTCATCTGAAGGGGCTTCAGCCCCATCTCAGCCGCTTTCATTGCTCCTGTTGCAGCAGGTGTAGCCCTGCCAAACTTCCGGCTTGACTCTAGTCCAATCCTAGCTACCTGAAGAGGTTTTCTTACTGCTGCCATAGGAGGGACGGCAAAATAAGGAAGTTCTTCAAGTGTCGCCCTCACTCCCGGGGGCAGCTTATAAAGCTCTTCTCTGTATTTCCTCTGCTCCCGTACACTCATAGGCTCGCCCGTAGCTTCTTCTCTGAGATCTGATTCAGTTTTAATCCGTTTCCCCATGATAGTCTCCGCCTCCCACGGCGTGGGTATATTCAAAGCCTCCTTAAAGGGTGCCTGAGACAGTGACTCTGGTAATCCTCCCGGCATCGCACTTGTCAAGGGGTTGAACATCGCAAAGGGGCTTTTCATGACAGCCTGTGTAACATATTCGCCTTCTGGTGTCCTGTAGGCATCAGCTGTACGTTGTAAATTCCTAAAGATTCCCGTATCCACAGAACCTGATGCCAAGTCTGGCATCCCTGTGCGTGGATCTGTTGGAGGAGTTGCTCCCTCCCACGGACTTATGCCTTGGGGGGCTTCCCATTTGTATGGAAGATACTTGCTAAACTCTGAAACCATCGGAATCGTCAGGCTTTGATGAAAGGCTTCAAACGGAGCACTCACAGCACCAAGTCCTTTTTCAAGCAAGTTCGGTTGCCGTGGCGACGGTTCAAAGGGTTGTCTTACGGATGTTCGCCTTACTGGAATGTTCCTTGCTAAGTCAGGCATCCCTGTAGATGGATCTGCCCTTGGTGTGGCAATCGGATCTGCCCTTAAAGGTTCCTGCCTAACAGGGGAAGGTAAATTCTTTTCCCACCTTGCCTTCTTGGCTGCATCAACAACGGCTTGGGGAAACACTCCTTCGGAGTTCCACGGGGCATCTCCAAACCTCTCTAGGCTTGGATATCTCTGCCTGAATTTTTCCCACAGGGATGCAGCTCCCTTGCGTTTTTTCTCTGCGTCACCGTTAGGCATTAGTACATATATCGGGCTGACGGTGAGAACCTAGACGTTCTGCCTCCTGACCTCATCTGCGGGCCAAGTGCAGAATACCTCTGGGTGAAGGGGTACTGGTCAACATACTCACTGAAAGTCATTGACGGCTCTTCACCTTTTCTCAGCGACCTCCCAACATCTCCCATATATTGGCTCATCACGTTACCGTACTGGCCTGCCCAGTATTGCTGTGCAGCAGGAGCAAATCCCCCACCATAAGGCGATGCAGCGGAAGCACCCTCTCCAAACGGAGATGCACTGTAGTACGCTGCCTGTGGCTCATAGGGAAGGACATAGTCCCGCCAAATGTTAACATCGTTACCTGTAGCCATAGGTTTTCCTTTTTATACTGCGAATCCTGCCCGTGTCATTCCCGTCTGTCCCTGTCCTGTTATGTATCCCAGCCAGTCAACTCCAGTGGCTGCGGGGTTATTAGCAAAGAATTGTTCCTGCTGCCCTGCCCTTGCGGCCTCTCTCATCCGTCCACGTATGGTTCCTGCCCGAGGGTCATAGGTAGCCATTGACGTTAACGCCCTTAACTGTTCAGGGTCATTTAATACACTTGTCCACATACCCGTTGCTGCGTCAGTAGGTGCTTCGTATCCAACTACATCGGACGGGATAGCACCGCCCTGAGTGTATGGAATTGCTGCCATACTACGTGCCACGTTTACTATATCCGCCCAGTTGCCGGGTGTACCCGTGGGAACGGCTTGACGAAAAGGCCCTCCACCTGCTCCTGTTAATGGATCATATTCTCCAACGGTTGTTCCTGTTGCTGGATCATACCCTCTCATGTACTGAGCAAACGTCTGCTCTTGGGTGGGATCACCTGCTATGTACCGCCCATACATAGGCTCATATGCCCTTGTCATAGCCCTGTTCACCCAAGGATTAAACCTTTGCTGCCCAAATACCTGCCTTGCAGCCAGTCCGTACTGGGTCGTTGGGTCTAGTGTCCCAACTAAAGGCTCTGCCAGCGCAGTTCCCCCAATCGTATACGACATAGTGTCGGGATTATATTGCATCGTCATAATAGATACCTCCTGCGTCCTATATTACACTTTTTATTACTTACTGTCCCACCATGACCACTCAGGGCCAGATGGTAATATAACTCTTTCTGTCGGGCCTCCTGCCGTCCCGCCCATAGGGACATCCCTTACACCCGGCCCTGAGTGAGGAAGATCCTTTTGCCGTCTCTCCCAGTTTGGATACTCAATATCCGCTGGTTTATTTGGGTCGCCCTCAAGAGTGCCGGGGGGAACATAAGGCTGACCCTCATACGTTGCACGGGCTTGTTCTCCCGTACTTACCGCATACGGCCCTCCTACATTCTTTGCCAGCCAAGCTGCCAGACCTATCCTGTCTTCTCCAACAGCAGTCGACTGTTCTTCCCTGTATCGTCTTAGATGTTCCTCAAAGGCATTTGCTCTTATTGTCCCACGAATACCCCTGCCGTCTATGTTGCCTCTTGCCCTAGCCGCTGCTACCTGCCAGTTGTCCTCAAGGGCTATTTGCCACTTAATAGATTCATAATCATTTAGCTTTCCGGGGGCACCTGAATATAACCTAGAGGATATATTTACCAGATCTTTCCATCCCTTGTCCTGTAAATCAGCGTCATAGAACACATCCGCCTTCTCTTGGAATCCCCTAGTCACATGCTCATTCCATCTTTCATCTCCGCTGTACAGAGGATCCCATCCCGTATCATCCCCCGCTATAGATGGCTGCATCATCACCTGTAGAACAAACTTCCCGTATGCAGGGCCGAAGGCATTTCCAAGTGCAGATTCCATCTCCGGTCTGTTTGCCACATTCCCAAGCTGTTTTCTGGCCATGATCTCGTACTGGTCTTGGGGGTTCAGTGTAATTATAGGGGCATCGTATCCCCCGAATGACTGGCCAAGTGCCCCGTAAGGCGACTGCTGAGACTGTTTAAGTTCACCTATGCCTGTCTTTGTAAATTGATCCATAATCCCTGTATTCACTAACTCGGGGCGTTTTCTTAACGCTTCTTCGGCTTTATTTTCTGCACCTTCTTGATCGAATCCGTCATCCATATAAGAATCTATAATACTGTTCCAAAGATCTTGACCCTCCATCTTCCCGCCAAGATAGTCATCAATTAAGTCGTTTATTAACACGTCAGCAAGGCCATCACCCTCACCGTCTCCGCCGGGATCACTGACAAGCTGGGCAGTTGGTACCCCTGCAACGTTGGCGTTAGGGCCAACACCGGGCACATTCAAATATTCCCAGTCATCTTCTGATCCACCAAGTTCCCTGTCACTCTGGGATCTCGCTTCGGGAGGAGGCTCGTCTGCTATCCCGAGCCCTTCTATCGCACTTGTTATCTCTGATGCGCTAACGTCAAACTCCACGGACATTTGATTTATTATATCGGTATACGGAGGGCGTGGCATCATGCCGTATGCCAGTTCAGGGAACATGGATACTGCCCTGAGTGCTGCGCTTTTCGCCCTGCCAGTCCTGCTTGTCTGCTCTGCCTTGACCATCTCCCTGTCAATATTCTGAAGGTTTGTTACAGAGTTCATTACCGCATTATCCGCTGCCAGTTCAGGGTTGTCGGTAACGGTCATAGTGTCAGTGTAGGTATTACCTGTAGGCAGGGGAAATAGTTCTCCCTGTGCCGCTGCGGTAGCCAGCCGACGCAGTTCTGCCTGTGCGGGGTCGCCCCCGTACAGAAACTCATTCAGGCTTCCCATAGGGCTTCCGCTCTGGGCGAACTCCGGCATTCTCCCAAACGCCTGTATTATCTGGTCAATAGCCATCCCTTACCCCCTTGGCCCTGCTAGGCCAATCCTTCGTAATCTTTCTTCTTCCGACTGCGCTCCCGGCCTTGGCTGTCCCGGAGGAACCACCGGCCCTCCCTGCGGAGTCGGCGCAGGAGGCGGAACTCCCTGCATCGCCGGAGGTGCCATATTAGGCGGAGGCATAGGCGGCAACGGAGGCCCCATACCGGGAGGAGCCTGTCCGGGGACAGGGGAGGGAACACCTGCTGGTGGCCCCGCTGCCGCCCCCATAGTCTGAGCCATTTGCTGTACTTTGGCAAATAGCAGCGACATTAATTCTCCACGATATAGTTCTGCAAGGTCTTCTCTGCCCTGCTTCTGTGCAGCTTGGTACAGTGACCATATGGCTGCTTCGGGCAGTGTACGTTCCGCTATCTGTTCCTTTACTGCGTCGTCCACCTGATCTGCGTCCTGTATGCCAAGGATATTGTCCCTGATCCACAGGTCTGGCAGCAGCGGAGTCTCGCCTTCCCGTGCTATCTGCGCCATGCCGTATCTGGACATGTCGTCCTCTGGGAGGCGTGTCACCAGCTTTATCTCGGGATCACCGCCGTCACGTATCTTGTCAGGTGTTATCTTCTCCGAGAAGTACATCCTGTTATTATCCTGTCCTGAAAGCTCTACTGCCTTAAACGATCCTGTCTGGTACTGGTCGCACAGGAGGTTGGCTATCTGTATATAGGCTTTCTGCATAGCGTCCACACGGGGTACGAGTACCGATTCCACTCCCTGCCTCAGTGTGTTTATTGCAAATCCTGAGAGCTGGAACTGTAGTTCTCCGTAGACCGTGTGCGGGATGGAACCTCTCTGGAGTTCTCCCGACACCATGCCCATGTATGCACCCGACTCCCTTGCTGCCTCCATGAGGCCAAGGGGTTCCACATCCTCTCCCTGTCCGAGGGATATCTCCGTGCCTTCCTTGTAGGGATCTTCCTCAAGTGTCTTTGTGCCGTCACGGCTTCGCACCTTCAGCCCCTGCTTGCGGCTTCGTGCGGTAAGCTCCAGCATAACGGACATCATGAGGTTATGCTTGTCATATATCTCTCTTGTTGATTTATATACGGACTCGCCGTAGTCTTCCAGCGTGTCCTCTATCGAAGACCATTCCGCCGACTGTACCAGCGGGGTTGATCCCACCGGCCCTATAAACACGGGAACCGCACCTTCTGATCCGTGGGGTGTGCGTTTCTTTACGAACCTTCCCGGTATTACAACGGTGTTGTACTCGGTGTCGTAGTAGTCATATACGGTAACTCCGTCTTCGTCGATGCGCTCGTCGCCCAGCCTGACACCGTACTGTGATTCTATTTCAGACTGTGTCTTTTTAATCTTATAGCATGCCCATGCCAGCCCGTCGCTTCCCACTCCCCAGTGGGTGTGCATCGGATCCCAAGGCGTTACGTCTATAACTGTTCCGCCCTCACCGTTCTTCGTCAGCAGTGCCCTGCCTGCATACCATCCCCTGAGAGCGATGTACCATGCAAGCTGACCCTTGAGGGACGGCACAAGCTGTCTTGTCAGCCTCTCTTCTGCTGACTTTAGTGCGCCTATAATGAATCTCTCTTTATCGTTATTGATCTCTCTGGTATTACGGGGGTTCCCGTTTGGGGGAATCCTTACTACCATGTCTGCTGCGGTAAGCCACGATATAATCTTGTCTGCATATGTCTGGGGTTCGTTGGACGTATAGCTCTGGTAGCCGTCTCCAGCGTCATAGGGGTCCAGCTTGTATAGCTGGTGGTCTGCGTCCATCCTGTCCCGCAGGGTATTGGTCGCATCGCAGTGCGCCTCTACCTTGTCGATAATATCCTCGGGCCTTAGTCTTGGCATATCAGTGCCTCTTTACCTTTATAAATTCCTTGCTGTTAACGAATCCGTACCCGAACTTACTGACGAGGCCGTAGATCACGGCCTTGATGGCGTGGTTATTTTTATCCTCGGGTGTTTCCCCCACTATGTTTCCTTCCCTGTCGGACTTCCACCTGTATGCACGGGTCTGTCCGTCGAAGGGACTGGGTACTGCGCCGAACTCCGAGAGTATCCCCTTGCACTTGGGATGGAAGGCTATGTTGGGCCTGCTGGTCAGGGCATCGGTCTTCATAAATCCCTTTAGTCTCTCGGTACCCTCGTTGATCCGTATCTTCTGAGCGTCGAGGTATATGCCTGTCTTGTCCATCCACATCTCTGCGGGGGCTGACATGGCCTGATGCTGGTAGCCTGCGATGTCGATGGCTCCCGAGTGAACGTCCTGCCACCACGGTCTGCTGGTAACAACGTCTATTACCTCCTCGGTGGTGAGTCCTCTCTCGTAGACTTCATCGAATACGCATATCTGTCCGTTGATCTCCTGTGCGGCTACTACTGCGTATGCACCTGCATAGCCGGGATCCATCCATATATATACGGGTTCTCCCTTTACGTACTCCATCTCGTAGTCGATATGAATATCCGCCCTGAACTCTCCGAACACGAGTCCTGCTGGCGGGCAGGGAATACCCTGTATCCGTTCCATGTAGAACTCATCGGAGGCCATTGCCTTGAGCTTGAGAATCTCGGGGTCTTCCGCTCCCTGCGGATACAGGTGGGAATTGGAATATGACGGCAGTGAGAAGGACTTCTCGTCCTTTTCTCCTGTCTGCCATGATGAAAATAGCTGGGGATACCACCCCAGTGATCCTTCAAATGTACCGCTCAGGAACAGCCAGCCTCTCTTGGGGGCTACTCTTCCCCTGAGCCTGTGGTAGGAATCGAGGTCAAGCTGAGACGCTTCGCATCCGAGTATGCCGTTGGGGGCTCTCATCGCCAGTGTGCGGGGATCCTTGGCGGATTTTGTCTCTATCTTTGTACCGTCTGCGAGTGTTATCCTGCCGGGGTCTACCCTCTTGGTGACCTCTCCCAGAATACCCAGCCTCGCAAAGTCCTCTGTCAGGTATTCAAACTCGGCCCTTGTGCGTTCATAGTCTGCCGCAACCAGCCAGTACAGCCCCGGCTCCTCGGTTTCAAGGAACCTTGATACGAGGTACTTGCTTGCAACCATACTTTTACCGGCCTGTTCACCGCCAGCGACAAGCACGAACCGTTTTCTGGACGTAAGTATCTGTGCCTGTAATGGTGTCGGCAGGAACTCAAGTCTTGAAAAGATGTATTCACTTATAGGTGATCCATCGCTACTCGGACTCGTCTGTCTTTGGGTCGGATTTTCTGGCAAGTATACGCTCCGCCTGTTCTATTGCGTTATTCCTGTCCTCGGACTCTTCTTTGCCGGAGTTCTTTTTATTCTCCTTGGCCCACTTCTTCCATTCGCCCATGATCTCCTTGGCCGAGTTATCGGCAAGGTAGCCTGTACGCCTGTACTTTTCAGGCCAGTGGGCATTAAGCATCGTGATAAGGAGTACGGGATTGTCTCCCGGCTTCTGGTTTTTAACCCTGTCCATAGCCATATCCTGAAGGGATTCCCTGAAGTCTTCCTGAGCCTCAAGATATCGTTCCTTGAAGCCAAGGGTATTACTGGATGCCCACTTCATAACGGTGGCTCTGGGTACTGGGACAGCCTCTGCTGCTCCCTTAACGGATCCGATAAGTATATAGGCCGCCAGAAAAGCGTCCTGTCTAGCCTTCGTCTTGGCCTGCTGTGACTGTGCCTTCATGGAATTTCCTCTTTCTTGCTACGCCAAGTCTTCTTACTATCTGCCCTACCCTCTGCCGGGATACGTTGAACTTCTTGGCAACGTCCCTGTAGCTTAGGTCAGGCTGAAGAAGAACTGTACGGGCTATGTCCATAGACCTTCCCGACATTCTTCCCCTGCCGCTGAGGATCTCATACTTCTGATGATACTTAGTCGTAATCAGCATCTTCTATCCTGTGGATAAACACGGGGGTAAACTCACCCATGTATGCTCCTGTTACGTTATAGTCCATCCACTCAACAGCCTCGTCATACGACCAGCTGTTTGTATCCATAAGTATCTCAACACACTTCTCCCAGTCATAGGCCACTACCGGCCCAAGACCAATCCTGCTGGCCATACCTATAATCGCATCATCAAGTCCGTCAGCCGTCAGGGCAGAGTCATTATGCTCCCTGACAAAATCCATCACCGATTCCGTACCATTCGTACTAATCATATGTACCCCTGTCCCTCCTGAACACACCCCAACGTACCGCAAAATACGTAAACTGTCAATAATCGTACCGTTCTTTTTAACAAAAAAATATTCCCCAGTATCCACAAAGAAAAAAAAGAACCAAAAAAAAGAAATATAAAACATGTACATGCTTATGATGTTACATGTGACAACATGGGAGATTCATGTAAGGAATCTCCTGTCTTCATGTTGTTACATGTGACGAATAAGAATAAGACATGTACATGTACATGACATGTATCATAAGAAGTATAAAACAAGGCGTAACATCGGGAAAACGTCGCAGGCCCTAACAGGCTGCTCCCCCTTGTTACACCTCGTAAAAAGAACATGTTCCGTATCTGGGGGTAAAGAGGAATATCATGACATGAGTTACAATGTAACACCCCCCCAGTTACAATGTAACCCCTAGCTGATTCGTAGCTGTACATGAAACTACCCTACATGAAAATGTAACCCCCTTTACATGCAAATTTCTGTCATGGGTATCTATGTATATGACAGGTAATGGCCAAGCCATGCCCCCCCTCATGACATGTTTTAAGAACGCAGGTGTTCTATGAATTTTTACACGGCATGATCCGAACACATGATCCGAACACATGTACTCAAGTGATCTCACAGGGACTCCGGGACTGCTTCATGTATTTATCTAGGAGCTTGGCACGGTATAAGCTCTCCCGGCCTCCACTGACCCCCCCTGATCCCATGTCTTGTAGCTGTCAGCCTGTCAGAATCCCGGGAATTTGCTCAGTTGGAAGGCCAAAATAGCCACTTTAGGGCTTGACATGTATCTAATCCATGGCTTATATTGTCTGCAACGACATTTTAGGAAACAGGAGGACACACCTTACCTTAGCCACAACCTAACAAGTGGCAGAACCACCCCGGACTTGAAGGCATGAGCCAACCGTAGAATGTTACCGCCTCAGGTGAGAGAACAATAAGACTGGACTGAGGGACTGCACCGGATAAGTAGGGGAGCCGAAGCACCAAAGACTCCAACATGATCACTGGAAACTTATCCAGTCTGAAGAGTGCTAGTCAGTAACTAGCCGAAATCATACACCTTTAGGAGGGTACAAAATGGTTGACCTATTGATAGCGATTGATGACGAATTGATATCTGATGCAGAATTGGCCGAGCTTGAGAGCGTGGAAGTCTTGGAGCTTCTTATAGAGGAAGCACTGGAGGCAGGGGCATATGTCTAACATACTGGCTTATACATATGAAGCTGACTACCACTGCATAGACTGCACAAGAAAACGTTTCTTGTACCTGTATGTGGAGCCGAACCGAAGCATAGTCACAACAAATTTCGAGACTGACGAAAACGGGATTCTGTACACACAGACAGACAACGAAGGGAACCGGGTACATCCGCTATTCTCGACTGATGAATGGCAGGAGCTAGACTGGCCCGAACCTACGCAACGCCTAATTTGTGGGAATTGCTTTGCACCTATCGATGAATACACGCACCAGTCAGCTTGATTATTGGATCAGTGCTTCAGCTTTACAGCTCGAGCACTGGCACGGCTAATCAAGCCGAATAACTACATACCTTTAGGAGGGTTAGACAATGAAGTACAAGAAGAAGTACGGACGGAAAGACGCATGGGATAAGATCACGGATCAAATACTTGCCGATCTGGACAAAGGCGTGATTCCTTGGAGGAAGCCATGGAGCGTACCGATTGGGGAGTATCCACACAACGCAGTCACGAAACGCCGGTACAGCGGAATTAATGCGATTGTGACGGGGTCGAGTGACTACACTGACCCCCGTTGGGTTACTTGGGGACAGGCTCGGGGACTCGGTGGAAATGTGAGAGCAGGACAGAGAGGAACAACGGTTGTATGGTGGAAGGTCACGGATAAATCCGAGGAACAGACTGACCCCAAAACCGGCGAGGTCTTAATTGATGAAGAGACGGGACAGCCCGTCACTAAAACGAAGAAAAATTTCTTCCTCGGCGGTCATACAATCTTCAACGTTCAGCAGTGCGAAAATCTAGACCTGCCTGAGCTTGACCCGGACAGCAAGCCGGAGTTCGATCCCATCGAGAGAGCCGAGGAAATAGTGCAGGGATACACGGACAGGCCACCTGTAGTACACGACGGAGGAGATCAGGCCTATTACATCAAGACACGGGACACGATCCACCTCCCAAAACGTCAGTCATTCGATGGTGCAGATGAATACTACTCCACCCTGTTCCATGAGTTCGGACACTCCACCGGGCATTCCTCACGGCTAGACCGTCCCACTCTGACGGAGTCCAACAGCTTTGGGTCGCATGACTACGGCAGGGAAGAGCTGACAGCGGAGTTCAACACGGCCTACCTGACACACGAGGCAGGGATCAAGTCGACTCTCGAAAACTCGACGGCCTACCTCGACAATTGGAAGAAGGCTATCAAAGCAGATAAGAAGATTGTCGAACGTGCCGGATCGCTCGGATGGAAATCAGCAGAGTACATTCTTAATCAATAAGAAGTACGCACCAGTCGAAACCTCCCCACTACCACGGGGAGTTCTGCGTGGGATGACCTCCACGTACTGACGAGACAGGTCAAATAAAAAAAGGGAGAGAGAGATGCCGAAAACATTAAATGCAGGGGAGCACAAACTGGTATTCACTCAGGGAGTAAACAGCAGGATTGCAGATGATAGCAAGTTTGCAAAATTTGTTATGTCTTCACTGGTGAAATTCAATCGTGGGGACTGGGGAGATGTGAGTCAAGAAGACTGGAAACAAAATGATGCAGATCTTGAATCACTTAACAGCGGTGGATGGTACGGTCGAATACTTGCAAGCTATCTAGATCTGGGATTCGGAAGGACTCACCACATCTGGATCATACGCAACACCGCAGAGGAAGACGGAACACAGGCAGTAACCGTACTGTTCCCATCGGAATACTAATCAATAAGAAGTAGAAAGAAAGGGTAAGGGTGAAGTGATGAAAGATACAAAGCGTTACGTTACCAAAGAAGAA